AGAAGTTCATAGTCTTCTTGAGCATAATCAATATTTGAGCCATCAACATTAAAATTAATAGTGCATCCGTTATTGATATTGCCACGATAAATATTAATGCAAACACTACAATTCATTATTAGAAGGCTTGAAGCAAACTTTGGTGTAAAAGTAAGTGATGAACCTCCTATATCAGCATCTGAATTACTACTTAATGATGTGTTTGTCGTAAATTTTTGGAAAGTAGTTTGCACTACCATACCAGCTGGCATCTGCACAGTACCGCTTGCGGTCACTCCTTCAATTTTATCAGTTTTTAATATTGAGGTCATTATTTGTCCTCCAACCATGATGGCTTTGTTGGAAATGTTTGCACTAACTGATGTTTATCGTCAAACGAAACAGTAAATGTTTTAGTGCAATCTCGTAATTTTTGTCTATATTCTGAAACTTCTTTCTTTTGTTCCTCAGTAATTGGATAGTCCGTTGTCATATATTTATCTGTTGCATTTAACAAAAGATTTCTATTCTCACGATATGCCCAAATAACATCTTCTACTTTAATTTGTTTTTGTTTTTCTTTATTTGTTTCTGAAATACTTACTGTCATGTTTTACCTCTAAAATGGATTTGCACCGAATACAGCAACAAACTCTATTGTTCCATATGACCCAGAACCACTACTTTCGTTCTTATCAAAGGTCACTCTTAAAACATTATTACTAGGTTTAGTTACTGTAATGTCTCCGTTACCACCATTAGCATTTAAAGTATAAACTCCTATATAAGTTGCGTTGTGACCTACTTGAAAGTTTTCAAACCTAGCATATGTTGCAGTTGATTGGTCGTGACTATATCCAGCGATAACAAAGCACCCACCATTTGTGTCAACTGGAAAGTCATAATAACTATCTGTTCTGCTTAGACCAGTTGCTCTTATTGCCATAATTGGATGAGATTGCAAACTTGTTCCAGAATCAGCAGTGTAACCAGAACCAGTAACCGAATTTGTAAGTCTTAAATTTTCTGATGCTCCAACTCTAAAGTACAATTTATTATCAGAGTGGTCATACGATACTGCTCCTTGATAAGCTTGTGAACCAGAAGTGCCATCAGCAAACAAGATATGCCCTCTTGCATCATTGCCATCATTCGCAATAGTTATTCCAGCATGACCACTAGACCCAGCTTCATAAATAACAAAATTGTCTGCTTCATCATCATAACTGCTTGGAGAGTTTGTGCCTATTCCTACTTTACCACTAGCATCTATTCTCATACGTTCTGTATTAGCAGTTTTTACTGCAACAACATCATTCGTACTTAAGTCAACTCCACTATCATTATCGCCAGTTTGATTGACTATTTCATCTACTTCTATTTTGCTCATACGACCACCAATACCCCTGACACAGTTACTGTTGCACTACTGCCAATCGTTATCGGACCAGCCACAACAGCATTATTTGTTGCATCTATTGTGAATGAATTATTTATTGTGTTTTCTACTTGGCGAATAACTGGCTCATAGCTAGTGCCATCTGCTTGTTTTCCTATGCTATACTCTGACATTATGTAATCTCCATGATGCTCATTGTGACCGATACTTTGTCAGCAACTGAACAATCTATTTGTATCTTATCTGTAGTTTCTAAAACAACTTTACCACCAGCTAACATATTCTTGCTTTGCCCTACAGCAATAGGAACATCTTTTGCTAAGAATGTTGTTGTGTTAGTTGCTGTTCGACCACCACCAGATGTATCTGATACTAATTTTACTGATGCTGTTACTTGTGCAGTATGAACATTGGCTAGCATCAAACCAATAACTACAGTTGTTGTACTACTCGGTGTAGTATATAAGTCTTCTGGCGAACCAGCACTTGCTGGCATGACATCGTGACTTACTACCTTAAATGTATTTGCCATATTATTTCTCCTTTATCCCAAAGCTATAGCCAATGCAACACTATTCGCTTCAGCAGTTGCTTCGGTAGTTGCACCAATATCACTTAATAATTCTGACGCACTTCTACCCTCGATAGAAGTACCACTTACTCTCAAGAAATCATCATCAGCTACACCAGATGTAAACGTAGCGACATTGCCACTTGATATTCCTGATGTTGGAAGTTGAGATGTAAGAGCTAATGTGCCAGTTGTTGCTGGCATTGTAAGAGTAATGTTACCACCAAAGGCAGAGTGAGCTGGTGCTTGTAGTTGTGCGTAATGAGCATTAGAACTTTCGCAATAGAATCTAATATACGACTGCGTACCACCATTCTTTAAATCTATAGCACCAGTTGATATATCTACATTACCATCTATTCTAACAACACCAGCACCATTTGGTGTTATAGCTATGTTTCTATCACTTGATGATACAATACTATGTGTAACTACATCTAAGTTACCACCTAGCTCTGGGGTACTATCTGACGATAAATTACCAAATGCACTTGCCGCTTCCCAGCCACCAGACTTATATACTTTTAACTGATTAGCTGTCGTATCAAATAACAAATCACCAACATCGAGGGAAGAACTTGGTTCGGAGGATGCTACTCTATATCGAGCAGCAAAATCATTTACACTTGAAAGATTCGTTGCAACAGAATTTACATTAGAAATATCAGTAGCAACAGTTGATATGTTTGATATAACACCTGATGCGTTGAGTGCCGCCATGTGACCGACAACAGTAGATGTTCCTAAGTTTGCCATTGCTGTTACATTTGAAGATGTTCCAAGAAATCCCATGTCCTCTACAACAGCAGATGTGCCAAGTAATCCCATATCAGTAACAACAGCACTTGTTCCTAACAATGCCATAGCAGATATGTTGCTCGATGTAGCTAACAATCCCATATCTTCTATAACTGCTGACGTTGCAAGTAATCCCATGTCTTCTACCACAGCAGAAGTACCCAATAGATTAATAGATGTAGTTACATCAGCTAAACTTTGAACAGCAGTAATACTTGGTCCAGCTTCTGCTGCACCAGTAGTTGCATTAAATCCTAATACTGTACCTACTCTTGCTGCTTTGAGAGGTAACTCCATAGATGCAGAAGCATCAGAATCTTGTAATCTTATTGACCGTGAAATTGTATCATCAACATCAGCATCTATTGCCACCAATTTATCCAACTCTGTATTTAGAGAAGAGATATTAAATGCACCAGAAACTGGAAAGTCTGTTGTTCTTTCAAGAGCTATATCTCTTGTTATTACTACAGTTGACCCACCACTTGCTCCCGTTACACTCATTGTGACTGTACCTGTTGAACCATTGCCACCTGATACTGTGTAGTGAGTAGTGATTGTTTTAAGCGTATTGTCTACAAATACATTAAGGTCTGCTGCAGCAAAAAACTCAAAGTTTACTGTAAAAGAGGTCTGTGTTTGCCCTTGAGCAACCGAATACGACACTCTTGGTGTATTATCTGATACTGATATAGTCATAACGAAACTCTACTTTCTTTTTTATGTTTAATCAAGTCGTTCATCTATTGCTGCTCCTAAGTCCCTAACATGAGATTTAACGTAAGGTAGTGAAAGAAAGGGTAATATCTTCATCAAATCACTAGCTCCTTTACCAAAATCACCATTTAACATTTCCATAATAGATTTACCCATATCAAATGTATGACTTGGACCAGCTCCCAATAAACCAATCAAAGACTCGTGTGCAGTATCCTGATACTTTGGACTTATAAATCCACCAGTAAAATTTTCTCCTCGAACAGCTAAAATCGTATGTAATGATTCATAGAATAAATCCATATAAATTGCTGCAACTCCAGAGTATTCAAAAGATTGCAACATCTTGTCTTGCATACTCATTTCATCCCAAATGTAATCAGGTTTTCGCAAACTCAAAGACCAGTAAGCTAATCCTACTCCAATAAGAGGTGCCATAACTCTGCTCTTCAAAGCACCTTGAGTAAGTGATGCTGTCACTTTATTCACAGCAGCAAAAGAATAGGAAAAGAATTGGAAAGGCATACCAAGTAAAGGCACATCAAACTTAACATAACCAGGGTAGTCTACACTTTCTTTAAACAAACCACCCAATCCAGCTTTATTAACTGTAGAAGTACGCAAAAAAACAAGACCATCAACAAGCTTTGGCTTATCTGCTGGTGTACCCATAAGAATTGTATTCAAAACACCACTAGCAACACTTGCTCTGAAATCATCTCTAAAAGAAATATCTGTCCACTTGTCTGTATTTGCTAACCAAAGACCACCAGCATCATCTCTTGATTTCTGTATTGTACCATCATCAACAAGACCTTCTATCTTCTTGGCTTCTTTCTTTCCAATGTTATATCGCAAAAGATACTCAATCTCAAACTGACTTGCCTTACCATATTTTTTAGGATTAGATACTTTAAGAGCTGAGTTTATATAATGGTCTATTCTTAAAATACCATCTAATCTTTTTAATGCTGTGGTAACAACAGTAAGACCATTGAGAATATAGAAAGCATTCTTTGCTTTATCAAACATGTGGTCACTCATAGAATTGAATGACATTTCATTAACAAATCTCTGATGACTTGTACCTAATGTAAGGTCGATTGCTTCACCACCTTTTGCTACTTCTTTTATTGCTGCTCTTACTTGTGGATTAAAGAATGCTTCAAACAAACCATGCATTGTTTTACCTACACCATGATTCATCATAATTACAGAAGGCTCTGCCATTGTAGAAAACACAACACTACCTAGATAACTAAGCTGTGCAAAAGTTCGAGAGAGATTAACTAGTCTTTTATCCCAGCTATACGGATTATCATGCAACCTATTTGTTACAACTCTATCATACATAAACCTTACTTGAAGAAAATGACGTTCAGCATCTGCAACAGATAAACCCTTTTCAAATGCTTCTTCAAAAATATCATCTTGAATATCATCAATTGTTTTGAATGTTCCAAACTCTCTCTTAAACTCAACCATACCAGCAGTTTGCTGGACATACTTTTTGTAAACTGAAAATGGGTCAGTATGTATAAACTTAATTAATCTACTATTTGGTATATCAAGCACCCTACTCTTTAAATGTTTAGATATACCAGCACCAACAAATATTTCTTCTACTTTATCTTCTTGCTCGAGCAGTATCTTTTGTGTAGTCTGCCTTGCTAACTCATGAGCATCATCTCTTGTTAATGTACCTGATGTTCTCTTTCCATCATCTGTTACTCTATATGTTGTTTTCATCAATTCAGTAGTGAGGAGTTCTTCAAACTCTTCTCTGTTTGCTCGAATCATATCTATGTTGAAGTTTCTTGGAAAAAAGTTTTCATCAAAATAGTTTTCACCTGATTGCTGACGATTCTTTATATCATCTAATCTTTGCAATACTTCATTAAGCTCATCTGTTTTCTTTTCAATTGTCTTTGTGTAACTCTCATCCCAAAGCTTTCTTCTTGCTAAATGAAATTCTTGTTTTGCTCTACCATCTTTTGTGTATGGAATTTGCTTTCCATCTTTTTCAAAGAAACCTCTTTTCAAATCAGTTTCCATTTGCTTTATTTTTTCACGATTCTGATTTCTTTTTTCAATTCGTGAATCTAAATCTTGTCTTAATCTAAATGGTTTACCTCTTTCAAAGTTTGCTCCACCTAATAATCCAACAGCTTCCTTCTCAATCTTTTCATTCTTAAATGTCTTTATCATAAAATTGATTGCAGCATTTTCCATATCAGTATCGCCAGCTTCACCTCGTATATATCTTACTGTTACATCGTGAAAGAATTGTTGCTCTGTTTTTTGCTGACCACCACCCATTAATCTTCTTGGTGTTTGATATAACTTTTGCCACTCAACTTGTTCAAAAGAAAATAAATTTTCAGCAGAACGTAATGGTGACATACCAACTGATTGTAAATAAAAACTTCTCATTTTGATTGTAAAGTCATAAAGCTTTGCCATGTGCTTTGCTTTATTCTGATGAACACTATTACCCAGCTTAAATCCACGCTTTATGAGTTCAAGATTCAATCCGCTATCAAAACCAAGCTTCAAGATATAATATTTAGATATTGCTGTTGCTGTGCTATCAGTTAGTAAATCTTTAATAGGATTAAAAATAAAACGAAACAACGGACTCTTAATATAAATATTTTCAGAAAACTTCAATCCTTCATTAAATTTTTCTAATGCTTTTCTTCTAAATCGTATTGCTTTTGAATTATCATTAGCTCGAATATTCAGTTCTTCTACACGATTAAGAATAGCAGTTTGTGCATCTTCAAGTTGTATAATACGCTTACCAACTTTATCGACCTTTACATACTGCCTTAACTGGTCAACATGAATGCTGTCTGATGGATTATACTTTTCATCTTTATTGACACCATACTTTTCTTGCTTCTTAGTAACTGGATTATATCTACCTTCATCTTTAATTTTTGTAAGAAACTTTTGAAACTCAGGTGTATTTAGCTTTGCTATTTCTTTACCCATCTTTGATGCTTCTTCTTGAAGAATAGGTACTTGTTTGTCATAAGCATTCTTATTACTTATTAACTGGTCTCGGTCTGCAAGAGCTTCAATCTTTTTTGTATCATATACTTCATCACCAACTTTAAATTGTTTTATTTTTCCTTCAGCAACTTTTTTAGAGTCTTTGAATATTTTACTACTTTGTGTTTGTTTATTTTCAGCTTGCTGTTGTTTGAGATACTCAATTTCTTTTGTAATCTTAGCTGTATAATCATCAACAGTATCACCAA